CATCATTATAAGTAGTTTGTGAATTTAATAAAGTTATTAAAATCATTACACAATATAATATTATAAATATTGATATTACCCACGCTAAAACAGGACACCACCAATTTTTACCGTCCATATTTCCACCAGTAACAATACAAGTTATTTCAATTAAAGTTAATACAATACCAGGGATTGCCATTAATAAGATGAAAAATATTGCTACTAATCTTTTCCATATAGATTCATCGCTTTCCATTAATAATATCGCAATACATAATATTAATATTGTTAAACTAATACTAAAAGCAGCATATTTTGATTGTGTTGAACCAATTATAGCATTAACTAATTTCGAAGCCATATTAATATATTATTATTCTATCTATACAAAAGAAAGAAAAATAAAAAAATGAAATTTTATATAAAAAATTTAACTATATAAAATAACATAATGGGTATTCCTTATTATTTTTATGTATTGACCAAAAAATATGATTCAATTTTACTTGAAAATATTATATCAAATATTGATATATTATGTTTCGATTTTAACGGTATTATTCATCCCATTTCTGCTAAAAATAATAAAACTTATGATACAATTTTTGATAACTTATGGGACGTCGTAAATAAATATTCTGATATGTTTAATATTAAAGATATTAATATTTGTGTCGATGGTATAGCTCCTTTGGCTAAAATTATTCAACAAAGAAAAAGAAGATATATGTCATCTTATAAAAAATTAATTGATAATGAAAATAGTGCCTGGGATTCTAATTGTATTACACCAGGTACCGAATTTATGAATAAATTAAATATCTATATGAAAAATAAAATAAGATATAATACAGATTCTAAAAATATATTTTATTCAGGTAGCGATATTAATGGTGAAGGAGAACATAAAATTTTTCACTATATTAAAAAATATAATAATGATAAAAAAATACTTATTCATGGTTTAGATGCTGATTTAATTATATTATCATTAATATCTCACAAAGATAATATCTATTTAATGAGAGAAAAAGAAGATAACGATAAATTAACTTATAAATATGTTAATATATCTAAATTAAGATATGCGATTATTACCGAACTTATAGAAAAATGGAACTTAGACTCCGAAAAATATAGTGATATTTTCTCAGATTATTCTATCGATTTAATTGAATCTTATTGTGTAATGTGTTCAATTTTAGGTAACGACTTTATACCACATTTACTAACTATTAATCTTAAAAATAATGGTCTTGATAAACTCTTAAATGCTTCTAAAAATGCTATAGAAACTTATGATTTACTTGTAATTAAAGGTGAAATTAATTATAAATGTTTAACCGAAATATTTAATAATTTATCTAAAACTGAAGAAACAGATTTATTTACAGTTAATAAAAATTATTTATTAAAAAATTTCCACGATAATGGTAAAAAAACTTTGAATAGTGATTTTTACGCTATAAAAAATAAAGATACAATTGCTAAAGATATTTATTCTGATTTTAAATCATGGAAAAATATTTATTATAAGCAAAAATTTCTAACCGATATTTACAATGACTCTTCAATTATTGATATATCTACCTTTAATTATGTAAAAGGAATTTATTGGACTTATTATTATTATAAATTTAATATTATAGATCACGATTGGTTCTATCCTTATAATTTTCCCCCATTGATTAAAGATATTACAAATTATTGTTCTGTAAATAAAGAACCCATTATTACAAATAACTCGACATTTATTACTAATAATATACAATTATTAATTGTATTACCTAAAACAAGTAATCAATTATTACCAGAAAATATAAAAAAATATACTACAGATAAAGATTTAGGTTTATATCATATGTTTCCTACTAAATTTAAAATACATACTTATTTAAAAACACATTTATGGGAATGCTATCCAGAATTACCTAAAATTAATATAGATTTAATAAAAAAAATTATTTAAAAAATAAACTTATTTAATTATTAAAATGTACGAAGTATCTAATCGATATTCATATCTATCTGAAAATATTATGAATGCTTTATATCTTTCTTCTAAAGGAGAATTAGAAAAACGTAAATCTAATATTAAAGTTTATTTAAATAATCCTGTAGGTATTGGCGAACATTCTGATATTACTAACACAATTCAATTAGAACTTGATAAAATGATTGAAGCAGATGACCGAATTAATATTATTAATAAATACTTTGATGATATTGATGTTAAATTAGTCAAATAAATTTAAATTTTTTTTATATTTACAATTATAGATTGTATCTAATTATTATAATAACCATCAAATGAACAAACTTCTATTAAAACTTTTTCCATTTTTATATAAATAAAACTTTATATCTTTATATACAAATGATAATTATTATACCAATTGGTGGAAATGGTAAAAGATTTAAAAATAATGGTTTTGATAATCCAAAAGCACTAATAAATGTAAATGAAAAAACTGTAATATCATACTTGTTGGATAATTTAAATACTATTAATATAAAATATATATTTATTCCTTACAATATAGAATATAAAGAATATAATTTTGAAGATTTTTTGATTAAAAAATATCCTAATATTAATTTCAAGTTTTTATGTCTTGAAAGTGATACAAGAGGAGCTGCGGAAAAAATTACACCTTTGAACATTTAAAACACCGACTTAATCCAGATATTTTTTAGGTTTTCGTTTTCTGGTCGATAGTAGTTTTACATATTTTTCATTTCTATCATATGCTCCTTTTATTAGATTTTTATAAATATGTATTGGTATTTCATCTAATACTTTTTTACATTATTAACTAATTTATTATATGTTAATCCCTTTTTCTTTTGTAATTTTGATTTCAATACATTAAAATATCCATCTATCGCATTTGTATAATGTTGATATGGAACAGAATACAATAAATTATTATCTTTTTTAATTACATCCTTTACAAGTTTATTTCTATGACTACTCGCATTATCTAAAATGATTAATTTATTTTTGTATTTTCCATTTATAAACTTGTTTGTATTTATCAACCCATCTCAATAAACTCCTTTCAGAACAATCGAATATTTTACAGGTCTGAACTTGATTTTGAGAATGAGATAAATAATATTTAACTGCTGATAATTTATAATCACTACTTTTGTGAGTTGGCATTAATATAATAATTCATTTTAAATATTCTGAAAATAATAATTTATAATATTTTATACATTTTTCATTATTATGTAAAGGTATCAAAGTAAATAATAAACTTTTTGTAATTATTTTTAAATTATCAAAATCTTTCTCTGAAAACTTATCAATAAAATATTTTTTAAAAATGTATATTATATTTTCTTTATAATTACTATCAATAATTTTAGATAATAATATTTCATCATAACCAATTATTGATTGGTAGATTTTTGCCCAATCATATAACCAATCTCCATATATTGTTAATTTATCTCCTAGCTTACCTCGCATATCTATAAATTTAATTTTACCATAGTTATTGATGATTATATTGGTAAATACTGGATCACCGTGTATCACTTTTTTCTTACCTAAGTTATTCTTTTCATAGTATTGTAATTTTACTAATAATGATTCATAAATAGGTTTACTATTTTCAAATTTTGAAAAATCAAAATTTTTATATCTATTTATTAATTTTGAAGAATAATTCTCATATATATTAATATCATCATTAATTATATCACAATTTTGAATCCGATTTATACTATTTAATATGTGAGTAAATGTATCTTTTGTTAGCATTTCAGATAAATATAATTCTGTAACTGTCAAACCATGAATTTTTTCTATTACAATGTTTTTACTATTTCCTGATATCTTTAAGGGGAATATATCCTTTAAAGATTGTGGAATATTATCATAATAATAGTTTTCTCCTTTTAAATCACCATTTTTAATTATTGTATCAAAACTACCTACACTAATAGTATGAAAATCTCTTGGTTCAATCTTATTATTATAATATCCCATTTCTTTTTCTAAGTCATCAAAACAATTTAATGCTAAGTCATCAATATAAAAATCGGCGTATGGTTTTCCAAAATATATTTCATCATACGGAATATTAAATTTATCTAGTGTTTCAAATGTTATTTTACCAATATCTGAATTAATTTTACCTATGTTTCCATTATGTGTTTTCATTCTTCGGGCAGTGTAGATAATAATAGTATTTCCAAAGCTTTTTAAATATTTTAAAAAATCAATATTTTTTTGGATTGGTTTTACAGATGTATAATCATTTATAATAGTAGGGAAAGACACAAGTGTATTATCCAAATCAAAACAAAATCTTTTATTTTTTATCATAATTTCATTATTAAAGCTATTTTTACAAGGATAATTATTATAAAAAAATTTTAATTGTAAAGGGGATCCTAGACATGTAAAATTTGAATGTAATATAGTTTGGTTTTTAAAAATTTGACCTTCACTTATCATTTCTTTTATCACACCACTTGTATAAAATTCTGATTTTTGAGTTATATTTCCTTCAATAATTTTGGATGTATATTTTTTTAAATGATTGATTGAATTAAAACCATAAGCACCAGTGCAAGCATTACTGGAAATTTTGTCCTTTTCTTTTATGTCTATTATTTCATTATTTTCATTAATTTTTACATAAGAATATATTGGATTTTCATTTTCATTTTTATCTTCAAAGGAAAAAACACAATTGTCACCATTCCATTGTGAAATTATGTCACAAGTATAAAAACTATCGCTATCTAAACATAATACTGGAATATTTCTTTCTTCATTAAGGTTATTTATACTAATATTAATTGTTTCTGCTGCCCCTCTTGTATTATTTTCAAGACAAAAAAATCTAAAATTTATTTTAGAATAATTCTTAATCAATAAATCTTCAAATCTATATTTTTTATATTCTTTATTATATGGAATAAATATATAATCAATATTATCAGTATTTAAGTTATCTAATAAGTATGATATTATAGGTTTTCCATAAATATTAATTAATGCTTTAGGTTTTTTATAACCATTTTCTTTAAATCTTTGTCCAATCCCACCAATAGGTATAATTATTATCATTATATAATATAATATTATATAATATTATATAATATTATATTATATTATATAATATTATATTATATATGAAAAAGTTGCTATTTTAATTTCAGGACATTTAAGAAATCTTAATGAAATAATAGATAATTTTTATAATAATTTAAATATACCTATTTCATCAGATTTTTTATATGATATATACATACATTTATTAGAAAAAGGTAATATTATTTTAAATAAGATAAAACAAGAATTAGATTATCTATGTTGTAAAAATATAGTATTTAATGATGATAATTTAAAAACAGGTTATATTTGCGATATTAAGTCAATAAATTTAATTTTTAATGATAAAACAGAACATATAATTGCAAAAATAGAGAATGAAAATAATGAATTAGCTTATGTTGCTAAAAAAATCAATTTATATAAAAATGAACAATATTTTTACAAAAATCTATCAAAAATAGTAAATATACCAATACCTAAGTATT